TTTACCAGCATTATCATCTTTGCCTGGTTTCTTGTCTGCCCAATCTGGAACGCCATCGCCGTCAGCGTCTGGCTTCTTCTTTTCAGTTAATGCTGCGTACAATGCTGCTTTAATGTTTTCAATAGCCATTGGATTGTCGCCACCTGCTGTTGCTGGGTGTGTTTTTTTCTTTTTGTGTAAGTCATCGCCATCTGGGATAACAGCACTTAAATCGCTATACTGTTCGTCTGGCTCGTTTTCATAATCGCCGCCTGCCTCTTCAACCTCGTCGTCTACTTCATTAGTAGGCAATCCTGCAAGTCTAGCAAGTTCATTTTGGCTGGCCATATTCTTGCCCTTAACTTTAATAGTATAAGTGCCTTCGCCGGACATATCTTCAGTTTCGGCTTCTTCATCATCCATTGGATCTTCAATATCAGCTGCTAACTCATCTTCTTCGTCATCCATTTCAGCAGCATATGATTCGTCTTCACCGCCGTCTAAATCTGCAATAGCAGGAAGATTCATTTCTTTATCGTCTAAACCATCTGCTGGTTCGCCCATAATACCCGATAACCGTTCCATATCCATGCGCGGTGACATCATTGCGTCTGCTGCTGGTGCTGCATCGCCTAGTCCTGCATTTTTCATCATATCCAACAAATCAGCAACATGTTCTTTGCCGCTTGCATTCATTGATACGTTTACTGTTACTGGATTACCTTTGTCCATCTCTGGTGCAGGTGGAGCCATAGCAGGCATCTCTGTCATTCCACATTCTTCAATGCGGTCCATTGATTCGATTAATTTCTTCATATTCATAGTTTCAGCCTCCTACAACTGCTTTTGTATTTTCTGTGTCACCAATGTCTGTTGACTCTCCAACTGGAGCGCCTTCAGCACCACTGTGTTCATTTTCTTTACGCACAGTTTCTAGTTCTTTTAAAAGACTCATTATTCTGTTTCCAGAAACATTGTCTTGCGCACTTTCTCCGCCCATGTCTTCTTTAGTTAACATAGATTCGTATGGTGCATCGTCTTTGGTTTCTTGATATTCTTCTCTAGGATCACCTAAATTGCGCACAATTACATATGCTTGATCGATATTGCAGCAATTGCCAATGTATGCTTGTAACACTTGTGGCGTAGTTGGATATTCAACACCAAGTTCAAAATAAGTAACTTCCATGTTTTGTAGTTGGGGAAAGTCTAGTGGACGTTCCTGTATTGGTGTTTTCTTACCTGAAGTTAGGTTGCTGGCACCATACTTTTTAAGTATTGTTTCTAGTGTGTCTTCAAAGCCTTCTGGTAAAGGTCCTGCTACACCAATTTTAAATTCATAAGTCTTTTTAGACTCTGTTAGTACTGTTGTAAATGATCTCATCGCGCAATGATCCCCGTTCTATATGTATTATTTATCTTTATCCATGCCTTTGAGTCGTTCTAAAAGACTGTTTCTATCAGTAACAACATATCCTGCTCCATTAACAATGTCGCCATCGCCTGGGCCTTTGCCGTCGTTATCCTGTTTTTGCTTTTTAAGTTGTAGCTCAACTACTTTTAATTTATTATTAAGTTTGGCTACTTTAGCATCTAAACTAGTTTTAAGTAATCCGCCAGCAGTTTCAAATACTCTGCCACTATAACGACTTTCTACATTCATACCTAGGTCCATTAGATCATCGTACGCTTGCATTGCTTTGTCAGCAATTTCATTAAGTTCATCATCGGCCATTTTACCTAAGCCTTTTATAGCAGGTAATGCACTAGCAATTTTATCAAACTCTTCTATGTCACGGAATGTTTCAACTACATTGGCCATTTCTTGTTTAGTTTGCTCTGCTTCTTGAAATTCTGCTTGTTTTATAATTTCTTTCGAATCAGGTAAATTTAGTAGGTCTTCTAATTTTTTAGTCATTTAAACTTTCCATTATATGCTACTATTATTTATCTTTTGCGTCCAGTATGAAATATATCATCTTCAGTAACAATACGGAATAGTATTCCCTTTTGTTTACACCATGCTCTTGCGGCTTCCCACTTGGCTTGATTAACCACGTAATGTGCTTGATTGTGTTTGCTATTTCCAAGGCGTTCTCGCATTGCTTGGTTAGCAGGTTTAACTTCAATTAGTTCTACACGTTTTTTAGTGCTTTTATCTGCATACGAAATAAAGAAGTCAGGTACGTATACAGTCTGTTTGCCAGTTAATGGATTACGATAAGGTATACGCACTGCTTCACTTGCCCATTGTTCTATTGCAGGATGTTCGTCGCAGAACTTCATAAACGTAAATTCCCAACCTGAACGGTATGTAGGAACTTTATTACCTATGTACTTTTGCGGATTTTTAAGATTGAATTTACCTTGTGCAAATCTAGACATATCATATTACAACGTTTCTTTGATCAAATAATTCTTGCTGAACGTTCTCGTCTCTAAACCCTAACACACTTGTTTTTTCTCTGTTAAAATTGAGAATCTGAGCAACAATAAGACTTAGTTGCACATCTGTTACGCCTTTAAGTGTGTCAAGCAATTGCTGTACATTCAAGTCGTCAATTTTTGCTTGCTGTAATAGTACACTTGCTGTATTAATTGCAGCAGTTTTATCAAAGCCTCTTTTAAGAAAATAACCAATAACAGCATCAACTTCGCTAGGATTATAACTAATTTCTAAATTATAAAAGTTATTAAAAAATTCTGTTGTTATGTCTTGATTTTCCATAATTTAAAATCCTAAGTTATTAAGTGCATTTGATGCAACTTGTGTTAATTTTTGACTACCATTAGAAATCTGAGATTGAATTTGTGCATTGTATACTAATTTTTGTGAATCCGATGAACTATTATATGCATTAATATTTACATTTGGCAGGGCGCCGCTATTAATTAATGCAGGAGTTATTTGATTTGCAATAGCCGAATTTCCTAATAAATTATTAACAGTAGATGCATCTAGTAATCTAGAATTAGTTGATGTAGAAGTTGTTGATATTTGTTGGTTTTGCGGGTCTGGTACTGGCAAGTTATTCTGCGATAATACGTTAGTTACCAATCCGCCTATAACTCCTGTTGCTACTTCTTCAGATATATTTTTACTCGGACTATTGCTATTTCCAAATGCCTTTTTTAGCAGTGCCGACGTTCCTAATCCTGCAAGTGCAGGAAGCAATCCTTTTTGGCTGTTACTAGGAATCATAAAATTGTCAAGGTAACCTAACGGGCTTGGTGTTACATCATACCCTGTAGATGCATCAGCAAATCCTGCAGGCGTTTCTTGTGCAACGTTTCCGCTAGTATATTGTACTGCTTCGTATGCAACTGTAATTGTATTTTCATTGAAGTCTGTGCCACTACTAGCAACATCACCGTGGTCCCATGCACTTAGAAGAGGATTGACTAATGTGTATGCAAACCATTCTCTACGTGACAATTGATAAATTGTAATGTATTTAAAAAACGGGTCTAGCCTGCGATTGTCTAAACCATATGAAGGTACTTTAGCAGAATATTTGTCTCTTGCTCCGTATGCACCGTCGACTCCATCAGTAGTTTTGTTAGCATCAACAAAATAATATCTGTAATATTCTTCTAATAATGCTCGAGTAACTCCTGTATTATCATCGTGAAATGCAATTCTACAGTCTTGGTAATCAACTCTAGTTTGTACATTCTTTTTACGGTTGTATTGTTGTTTGTTTTCTACACTTGCTCTAAAACTAGGCAAATCGGCACTTTTTACAAGTAACCCTAATTCTTTTTGAAATCTAAATACGTTCGAATCTGCACTGTTACCCACTTCTTGGTTAGGCTCAAACCTAACATGATACATGTATTTTGTTTTAGGAGCAAAAGCAAAATTATTTTGTGTATAGATTTGGTGTGCGTGACGAGCATCGCGCAAGTGCGTTTGGGACTCTAGATTGAATAGGAATGCATCTTTTATACTCATGTAAATATTTATCCTTATGCATTATATGCGTATATATAAAAAAACGAAGACTGAATTAACAATCTTCGTTTCTTATAGAAAATACCAACCTTAACTAAACTTATTAGCCAGTAACAGTTGTGCCGCCAATAGCTGCTGCTGATGCTCTTGCAACTGTTTCGCCAATGCCTTCGAACGACTCGTCTGCTCCAAACTGGATAGCGTTGTCATAACGAATACTTAGTGTAGTTGTTACTGCTTCGTTAGTTGCATATGCTAGTGAATTGTAGTTTGCTGATTCTAAATAACAACCAACTAATTGGAAGCGATCAATTACGTTTGCTCCATTAGCGCCGTTGCCACCATCTAGAATTTCAATTCTAGTTTGGAACTTGTAAGTACCACTTGACACTGCACTTGACTGCTCAAAGAAGTCAAACTGCTTTTGAAGTTGCTGGCCGACAACTTTTTGTACGTTGTTGTTTGCATCTTCGCGTAGTGTTAGTGTAATTGGTTCCCATGTGTGCTTACCTGCAAGATATGTTCTTGAGTTGTAAGCTTCGATAGTCATTTGTTCAAAACTAATATTTGGACGAGTTACGTCTACTACTTGTCTTGAAACTTCTCTAGTACCATCTGGACCACCAGTTGTACCAAAGCTGTCTAGTAATACTCTAAAGCGATACTGTAACTTAGGCATCAATAATGATGAGTTAGATCCAGCACCTTCTGTAGGTACACTGATGTTTTGTAATGTTGTAATTGGCATTCTGTTATCTCCTGTACAGTATTTATGCTTAAATGAGTGAGGAATTTTCCTCACTCATTATATGCGCATATTAACCTAGTGCTGCAATTTCGCCTGTGTTCTTAATTCTTAATGGAATATAGATAAATTCAATAGCTTTTACTGGCTCAATAGCAATGTCTAAGTATAGTTCATTACGATCGATTCTTGCCGGTGTGTTATTAGATTCATCACATACTGCAATAAAGTCATACAATGCACGTAGTGCTACTAGTTCTAGTAGTAATGCATCTGCTGCTGCTTTGATTTGATCTCTTGTGATCTTATCATTTGGCTCAAACAAGTATGGCTTAGCCAACAACTCTAACTGTCCACGTAAGTATACAGTTAAACGTGCTACGTTAACACGATCCAATGCACTTGCGTTTCTTGCACGAGTCTTTTGTCCAAATACTACAAGTCCTGCGCCACTAATGAATGTGATCGGGTTAATTGCGTTTGAATAAAGTGTATCGCGCTGTCCTGTGTTTAGTGCTACTGACTTAAATTCGCCTTCTGCATTAATATAACCTGAACTTGTAGCATTACTTACACCACCGCGTCGTGTTCCTGCTGGAGCAAACCAGGGGAAAGCAACTTGGTCGTTTAGTATAATAGTACGTAGTGCCATGTGTGAAGCCGGAACAACAATGTTATTTCCTGCGTTATCACTTGTAAAGCCTGCGCCATAATACATAGCCATGTACTCGTCAAAACTAACTGCACCGTTATCGTTATCTTCTAGTGCTAGTTTAACGTTAGATGCCCATTCATTTAATGAAGTTGCGTCTGGTGTTAAGCGTAATGGCGTATCACCAACAACAAACCCAGTTAAGCGTCTGTCATAGTTTAGTGTGATCATTTCACCAATTAGTTCTGGATAACCCGGAGTAGCCAACAAGTTAAACTGACGACTTTCTTCGTCACGTATATCTTGATTGCCATTAACAAGTGCCTGTAGTGCTTGTACAACACTCTTACGCTGTGCATGACGTCCAAAACTACCTGAACCATCTGCTTGGTTACCTGAATCAGTAACCCAACGATGTGGATAGTAATTTGCCATCGAAGCACCTGCATCTACACCGCCTTGACGAACGTTTTTAGCAGTTGTGTCTACATAGTTACGTTCGAAACGCTTAACATTAAAGCCGCTCTTACGTAGGTTCCATAACAACATTCCTGTTGGATATAATGATGGATCCGGAGCATCTGTGTCTACGTAATCACTTACAAGCAATTCTGCAATAGTTGCACTAGGTGCATCTAATGGTGTAAGTGTTCCACCTGTGTCACCTTGACGTGCATCAGCAAATAGTACACCGTTTTCAGTAGTTTGGTCTGCTTTATCAAGTAGTACCCAAGCCGGTGTAGTTAGTGCTGCATTCCATCTGTAAATTGCTGGATAGTTTTCAACGTCTGCTGTTGATACCCAAATGTCACCAGTTACAAGATCAGTACCATCTGACTGCTTAGTCGGTGCTGTTGCTGCAACTTGAGGACCTGCAGGATCTGTTCCACTATATGGACTTGCAACACTACTTAATCCTGATGCGCCATCGTAGTTTAAACCAACAAAAGCTTCGCCATTGTGTACTAGAATGTCAACTTCGTCAACAACACTGTTGTACCATAATTGACCGTCTGTTGCTAGACTTAATGGAACTGTACCTGACGATGTATATACTAATGGCTTCCAGTTTGATGCAACTAAACCAGTTGCATTTGGACCAACATATAGGTTAGTTGTTGCTGCTGCTGTAAAGCCAAAGCCTGCTAAACCACTGTCTGTATCAACAATTTCAATGTCGCCGCCTAGTTTATGCTGAATTGTAACTCTATTTTGTGCGTCGACTAGTGCTACAACGTTTGTCATACCTTTAGCATTAATACCTGCTGCTAGTAATTCTGCATCTGTACTTGCGCCTGTTGTTGTTATTGATACTCCAAAAGTAGTTGTATGTTCTGGAGAAGTTGCTCTAGTTTCAGTTAATGTAAATGTGTACGTTGCTGCTGCTACACCTGCTGCTCCAATTACTGCACCAGTTACACTAGTTGCGCCTGCTGCTGCTCTTGTATAAACTTTGTAGTTTCCAATCGGGTTAGCAAGTTCGTCCACATTAACTTTTGCATACAATGCACCAGCTAATAAGTTTGCGCCTCCACCTGCTTTATCTAAGCCATAAATTGCAAGTTCTGGTGTAGTATAAATTGGTGTAGTTACAGTTGACCATAATTGTGTAGATGTACTATACTGCTTAACACTTAGGTTTGCTCCGCCATTTGGAGTAGTTGTTTTGATCCAAATACTACCTGATGGTGCTGAACTTGTATCTGCTGTTTTAAATGCAGGTACTGCTGTATGTGCTGCTGCTTCTAGTCTAGGTGAACTGTATGTACTTGCTACTAAACCTAAGTCTGTTAACAAATCTCCAGTTCCTGCTGCTAGTGCAACTTTGCCGTCTGCAAGTGAACCGTTTGATTCACTTAAACTATTTGCATAGATTTCAATCGAACCGTCGACTAGTGCTGCTGTTATGCCTGCAATGCCTGCTGCGTTAATAATTGTAACTAAATCAGTAATTGCTGTACCAGATGCTAACGGAACGTCTGTAGTATTAATTACAATTGAATCACTTTGAGTTAATACTGGATTTGTTGCCGTGCCGCGGGTTGCTGCCCAACTTGCTTTCCATGCATCACTGCCTACTTCTACCCAAGTACCTACGTTAGTTGCTCTCTGAGCAGTTGTACCGTACCCTGGTGTTTTGTAGTACAAACGATTCATTGTATCATTTGCGTCGATTGCATAATCGCCAATTGCACCAATTGATGCTTTTGGTGCTGATCCTAGCCCTGAAACTAAATCAGTTACAACTGTAAGTACTGTTGGAGATTTTGCAGTAAATGCTTGGCCGCCTACAACGTTAATACCTGCGCCATTCCATTGTAGAATACCGTAGTTACTAGTTGAAGTGTCAAACCAGTATGCGCCATTAGTTGGTTCGCCGCCGGGTGCTGTTGCACTTGCTGTTAATTCTGTTGTGTCTAAATCTGCACGAACAACATATGCACGGTTTGAAACACCTAGTGTAGAATAAGCAGCATTTAAGCCGTATTCATTAAGTTCTCCGCCGTGGATCATATTGCCGTTGTTGTCGCTATAAAATAAAGCATCGCCAAATGTCTCACCAAGCTCGCGCTGACTAGTGATTAAATAAGGTTTGCCTGCATTTGCTTTTGTTGTGCCTATTGCTATTCCTGTGCCACTACTTCTAGTTTTGTTACTAGCAGTAGCAATAAAGATCATAGGTACTGTTCCAGCGGCTGCTGGAGTGTAGAATGATTCGTCAATTACATTGACTTCTACGCCTGGTGATACTAATGCCATGTTATTTCTCCTGTTGGATGTTAGTTTTCTCTATACAGTATTTATTACAATGGACACAAAACACCTAACATATACCACCAAAAAAGGTACCAAAAAGGTGAACTAAATACAATATGAGACCATTATGCACTTGCGGACATCGTCCAGCAGCAATAAACTATAAAAAGAATAATAAAACTTACTATCGTAGACTATGTGAGACTTGTTTACGTAACGGAGAAGGTCATGGTATACCAATTTGGAAACAGCGCGGGTACGAAAAGAAAAGTGTTTGTGAAAAGTGTGGGTTTAAATCAAATCATGAAGAACAGTTTAATGTGTTTCATATTGACGGTGATTTAAAAAATTGTCGACCTAATAACTTAAAAACAATATGTGCTAACTGTCAGCGCATAACGCAAAAAGAAGGTATACGCTGGAAGCAGGGCGATCTACGTCCTGACTTCTAAGTAGTTCATTAGTTGATCTAAGTTAAACTTCAAGTCTTCTAGGGTACCATTATTGTCAATTGTATAATCAGACATCCATTGTTCTAGACTCATTGAGTCTTTAGATTCAGTTTCAAGATGCATACTGCGATCAACCCAAATACAGTAATCAAATACACCAGTGTTTTGCATTGCAAAGAATTCACGTTTATTGCGTAGCCCACAATAGATATCGTAAGCAGCAAACATCTCTCTGCCTAGAGTCGCTGCATCAGGTACATTATAATCGCAGATAGCATTATACCATTCTGCTCTGTGATTATGCCTGTCAGCATAACACT